CCAGTTCCTGCGGTTTGGTTTAAAACTTCAATTTTTCCAAAAGCGCCCAAAGCGGTGTTGAATATTCCAAAATTAATGGCTGCGCCTGTTCCTGCTGCTGCGCCATTATTCTCATTTGTCAGATTAAGCGCAGTTACAGAACCCACACCGCTTACAGTTGATTGAAGTCTTGCACTCGGTGTACACCCAATCCCCACGTTGCCGGAGGAGTCGATGCGCATGCGTTCTGCGCCAGCTTGTTGCCATATAAAAGCATTATAGGGGGATGCTTGAGTTGCATTTTGGATAAATGTTCCAGAACTATTATCCCTGCCTATATCAAATCCGTTAGAGGTAGAACCAAACCTGATAACCGCTTGACCTTGCCCTAAATGAAGTAAAGTGGCAGGAATACTCGTCCCAATCCCCACGTTGCCGGAGGAGTCGATGCGCATGCGTTCTGTGCCATTAGCACTTACACCAGTAAAGAACTGCATGTTTCCACCAGCACCAGCATCCCTTGCAAATTTAATGGCTGCCAAATCTACATAAGTTGTAGAATAATCCATACCCAATGAAAACTGAGGCGTTCCTGCACCTGCACCTGTAACTCCACTTTTTGCAATGGTGATAAAATTTGGATCTGATGTCCCACCAAACCACTGAGTTAAATTGGCTGTACTTGTCGATGAGTAGATTCCCAGTTTTGCGTTCGGTGCTGTAGTCCCAATCCCCACGTTGCCGGAGGAGTCGATGCGCATGCGTTCAACTGCTGCAGTAGTAGCAAAATTACTAGATGTAGAAAAACTTAAACCAAATCCTGTTGTAGCCCCTATTCTAAAACCAGATATATTTGCCGCCTCTGGAGTTTGAGCAGCGTTATACCATGTTATTTTATTGCCGTTATCACCTGTATTAAAGATATTATCTAATCTAAGTGTTTCAGTGATAGCTGAAGTATTTACAGCAATGTGTTCTTTAGCCTGTGGACTACTAGTCCCAATCCCCACGTTGCCGGAAGCGTCTTTGTATATCTGGTTTGTACCTATGGCAACTACGCCTGTGGAGCCTGTGAGTGTGCCTGTGTAGGCTAAGGTAGTAAAAGCACCTGTAGTTGCAGTAGTAGCGCCAACTGTTCCGTTAATATTGATTGACGCAGTGCCAGTCAAATTAGTAACTACACCTGAAGCAGGGGTTCCTAACCCTATAGCGTTACCGGAAGCATCTTTCCACAAGCCTTTTGAAGAAGGGTAGGTTACAAATACGTCTTTAATACCAGCAGTAAATGCTACTAACGAACCCGCATTGGAAGAGGATAAAACTGTGGTACGAGCAAGCGTAGTTCCTGAAGCCGTATAAGTTCCAATACCAACTTCCCAGTTAGCGCCACCTTGATCTGCTATACAGTAATACGTAGTGTTAGCGTTACCTACAACAGCAAAAGACTGAAAACCTGTAGTTGCGCCTAATAGAGTCGCCGTACCTGTACCCGTTACAGTAGTTGTCTCTTTTACTCTGTCTTGTAATGCGAGCGCCATTATATATTACTCCAAGGTTCACGGGTCCAAGTATAACCCTTATGAGATTTACGTTCCCCGTTAATACATTTAATTATATTTGAGTGTTGTAGCCCAGCTTTTAGCATTTCTTTTTTTCCTATGTATTTGACTACTTCGCCTGTGATGGTATTAGTTCCCACCCAAACCCAAGTGCGCCTAGCTGTATTACCAGTGGCGTAGCTGTTACCTTTAAATAAAGCACTTGCGGTAGCTTTTTGTTTTTCCGATGAGGGTAGTCCTTGCCGCCATTTATTACCTTTATGGAGGGCGCTTATTTTAGCTTTAAATTCTTCAGAATGGATAGGTCCAACCTCAAGTCCTTTATTCCAAGGGACCTGTCCAATATGACCAAGTCTATTAGTTTCAATGTGCTCTGCTGTAGCTTTAGCTCCTTTGTTCCAAGGGATTTGCCCTATATGGGCTAACCTATTAGTTTCAATGTGCTCTGCTGTAGCTTTAGCTCCTTTGTTCCAAGCAGGTAACCCTGAAACACCTTCCCCACCATCAGTTAAATTACAAAGGTTTTCACCTTGCAGACGATAGTAACTTATTAAATCAATTTCGTGTGCAAAAGCTTCTTGTTCTGTTAACCATTCAGCTAAAATCTTAACAGTTGGTTTACCATACTTAGCAACTACTTTACACCAATGATTATTTCTACGCTGCATATAATGTGCTCTACGAGCACTATTCCCCTTACCTATATAAAATAAGCGCCCTTCAGGGGTGTAGTGGGCATAAGTACAAAACATATATTTTAAATTATGATGCAGTTGCGCTATAGCTGACACTAAGCGTATCGCCTGACGTTACAGTTTTAGACCCTGCAGTAAAGTCACCTGCGCTAAACAACACACCTGTTGTACTATCAATAGTAGCTGAACCACCTAGGTTAATAAAACATCCAGCAACTGTACCAGAGCCTGTCATTGTAAATACAACAACGGATGAAGTAGATTTAACTCCCGCAGCTGCTGCGCCAAAGACTGGTGTTTTACGAGTACCAGAATAGGTTGGGGCGTTTGCAAGTCCTACTTCTAACCATGTATGCGATGCTTGAGTATCAGTTACAAGAGCAGTGCCTGTACCTTTAAGGCCCATAACAACAGCGCCTACAGCAACGTTACCTAACATAGTATCCATAGTAGAGTTCTTACCGACAGTAGTAACTAAGTTACCAATCACATCAACCCATTTAAGAACACCAAATTTGTCATGGCATACTGCTTCATAAGTACCGTGTAAACTCATAGACTCTTCATAACTTGCGCCTCTATCTACAGAAGCTGAGCAACTATCACCTACATTTGTTTTTTCATTATGCATTTTAATTCCTTAAGATATTCGTATAACAGCTGTTGTAGCTGTAGCTGGTGGGAAGGTGACTGTAAATGTACCTGATGCAGTCTTGTCTGAACCAAAGTCTAAAACAGCTACAGCGGCATTAGTTGTACTATTATATATTAAAGCTCCACGAGATAGGAAGCTAGATGCTGACCATAAGACGTTATTAAATGATATGTAAGCTGTTGAGCCTGAACTAGCAGGCGCTATAGGTGTTAATACATTGCCCCCTGCGACATATCCTGTCCCAACTACTTCATTTAAAGTTGTATAAACTAAAGTTGCCGCATTGAGGTCCGCATTAGCTGTATATAAAGCTATCTTATATACATAGGGTGTACCAACAGCAAAGTTCTCTAAGCCACTTAGCAGTTTTTGTTTAAAAATAGTAGTCTGACCTTGAACTATCATAATTGTACCTCAAATTTATTTCCTTTTATTATATTTTCAGTAGCAGGGATTACTTGCATATTAAAAGGCGTATGCAACCCACTAACAAGTTCACCTTGTAAAGGTATAATATGATCCACATGCCACTTTACACCTGTCAACTTTGTACGTAATAAGGCTAGTGCATGTATTTCTCGAATCATCCATTTATCTGTTTCAGTTGCCCAAGAAGGAATTCGTTGTAGTTTACAGGCTCGTCTTTTAGCAGTTTGTGCATTTATATTATCTATGTTTTTTAATTTAGTTCTCTTACTAGTAATAGCAACTTTATCTTTATTATTCTCTCGCCATATAGCTTGTGTTAGTTGTATTTCTTTTCTATTCTTTTCTCGATATACTTTATCGCTTTTTACTTTATGTTCTTTTTCTTTCAATCCCATCTGTATAGCTAATTTTTTATCTTCGTAATAGCATTGACTACATTTAGATAATCTATATGGGTATTTAGCTTTTTTCATAAGTCTAAACAACTCATCAGCTTTTTCTATTAAACACTGTCTACATATTTTCATAAGTTAGTATACGGCAACTTTATTTGATTATTCCTGTAAGAGTCACCCCTTAATAGTCCATCACCAAGACGTTTCAGTTGACCTAGGGCTTCTTGATACTTTTGTTCATAGTATCCTACCATATCTGCTTCACCTTTCATAAAGATCATAGCTTCACGCATAGCGCCGTATAACAATACAGGATCATAATTATCACCTAACCAAGTGGTACCTGATGCGTTTGATATTGAGGTTACAGTTAAAGTAAACCCAGAGCCTATAGGCCCTAATGCACCCGTATAAATAGATAATACGTCCCCAACAGCATACAATGAACCATTATTGACAAACGATACTGATGTAACAATCCCTCCTGTTACAATAATATTTGC